GGTCGTACCAGCTACGTCCAAGTGGTACCGGCTTGCTCTGACCTGTCTCGCCGGTCAGCCGCGAACGACTCCGCGCATCCTACTCTTCGGCGACGGGCGCCTCAAGAGTACCGATGCGTCTATATCGGCAGGACGTTCGCCGGCCTGGGGGTACCGGGCGCCAGGGGGGGGATGGCACGCCCGATTTCCCAGCCCCCAGCCGGCGAAGCGGTTAGGGGCGCTCCCGCATCGGTCGGACGAACCGGCCGGGGCGCCCACAGGTCGCACAGATGAGGTCCCCCGAGGGTCGCGTGACAAACTGGACCGAGCTGCACAGGCAGGGCGCCAGCTCAGGCTCCTCCTGGACGGCCCATATCGGCCTGGAGGACGCGACAGCGGCACTTGACGGCCCAGACCCTTCCCTGTCCATCGTTGTCTCCTTGGAGGGCCACGTCGCAGCGTTGGCAGACCACGGCGAAGCCGTAACGGTGGGCCAACTCGTGGAAATTGGCCAACTGAAGCATTTCGTCGGTCGTCAGGGCGACCATTTCTTGACGTTTGGGGATGATCTGGCCGCCCGGCAGGTGCAACAAGGGCCCGGCGTCGTGCTCAGCCAAGGGTTTTCCGTAACTGTCGGGCTTCGGCGGGGCTGAGCACGTCAGTAAACGTACCGCCAAGCTCCAATTTGATGGGTCCGACATGGTCTGGCTCCTCGTCGCGGGATCGGGCCGATCGAGAGAGCAGAATGCGCGCGTTTTCCAACGTGTACGGGTCCATGTAGCCCCTGGGGTTCGGAATCCCGGCCGGATCGCGGTCTGTGCCCGGCAGCGGGGCGAAGCGTTCTTTGAGTTCCAGCCCGGCGGTCGCCAAGAGCTGTTTGCGCTCCGTGTGCGAGTAGACCTTCACGGGACGCGGCCCGTAATTTTCGAGCACGAGGCCGCCAGGAATCCCGTCGACGGCGATCGCGGGGGCGCGGGCGCTCACCACGGCGGTCGACTCGGTCGGCGCGCCGCAGTCGGGACACAGCGCGGACTCGCCCACGCGGAGAAACACATCCCCGGCCCATCCACAGGCACAGCGACGCCGCGTGATCATCGCGATCCTCATGGTGTCACCCGGTCTGGCGTCCACCACCACACCGACGTGAGGTACAGATACTCGATGAGGAGCGCCAGCCCCAGCAGGACGGTGAGCGTGGCCTTGACGGGCGTCATTGAATCCGTCCCACGCCGGGCGCCGTCGGTCCAGGGTGTCCGCTCTCCGCTTGCGCGGGATGAATGCGTTCCAGCCGCGCCGTCGCCCCTGGCGCATTCGGCACGCCGCCCGAGTGCCCGGCCGCGTGCTGGTTCACCGGACTGGCCGGCGTCATCGGGCCGCCATGCGGTGGCTGGATCATCGGCGGCGGCGCGTTGGGCGCCGTCGCCATTTGCAACAGCCCGAGCAAAATCGGCTTGAGTTCGGGATTGAGAAAATCGTCGCCCTTGAACGTAAAGCTGATGTTCGGCTTGTCGGGCGGCGGCGGTTGCGGCGGCGGCGGCGGATTGATCGTCTTCGCCGGATCGTGCCCGAAGGAGCGCAGGACCGGCTTGAGCAGTTCCGCGCGATTGACGAGCGGATCTTTCCCGGCGAGGTTATAGAGCGTGAGTTGTTGCTGCCGGTCGCGCGCCGCGTCCACGAAGAGTTGCGAATCCGGCTTGATGTCGTAGAGGTACCGGCCGCTGATCTTCCGCGCATTCCACACGGCCAGCGTCCGCGCGCCATCGTCGCCGGCAATGGCGATGTAATCGTCGTTGGTCGCATAGCGCATCAGGAGCGCGTCCAGTTTGCGCGCGAGGCCGACGTACCAGTCGATCACGCGCGCTTGCTCTTTCCCGTTGCGCGCGGACACGGCGGCGGCGACCGTCGCGGTTTCGGTCGCGGAGCGCACGGTCGATTCCGGCGTGCCGGCCTGATTGCCGCCGATGCCGAGCGTCTCATCCACTTCGTGCTTGATCGTGCTTTCGGTGCGATAGTCGTCGGCCGTGCCCTGTACTTGCGCGGTCGTGTCCAGGATGCGTTTCGATCCGCCCGCGAGTCGCCCTTCTTGCACCAGGACAATTTGGCCGGGGTCGCCGTAGGTCAATTTATCGAGTTCGTCCTCGCCGAACGCGCCTTCGTCCACCAGCAGCTTCCCGATGGCGGCGTCCCGCAGTTGGATCTTTTGCCGGCGAAACGTCGAGAGTTCTTTCTGACTCGCGTCGGTGAAGGCCGAATCGGCGGGCGGGTACGGCGAATCCGCCAGGTCGCGAATCGTGAGCACCTGATACGGAAAGCCGATCAACGAATCGTCGGTGATCTGGCCGCGATCATCGAACGTCTGATCGGGCGAGTCGCGATGCACCACGGGCCGATCTTTGATGCCGTCGATGAACACCAGTTGGCGCATTTTGAGCGGATGCTTTTCCGCGGCATCGAAGAGACTGGCCTTGTAGGTGAGTTCGACGCCGTGAATCAGGCCGCCGGTCTTGGATCGCGTATTACTGTCACTGTCGTACTTGAACAGGCGGTCATCGTCCACGCCGCCGTTGCCGACTTCGTCGGGCGTGAGATTGAACATCTCGCAGATTTGTTGCGGCGACGCGAAAAAATCCATCCCTTCCCACGCGGCGTCTTCGTCATAGCGCGTCGAATGGAGATTCGCGTCGAAGAGAAATTTTTTCGGCGAGAGTCGGCGCGCTTCCCACCACTCGTAAATCGGCACGTGAATTTGTTGCGGCGGCCCCACCGCGCCCATCGCAACCCCGGCCGTGCCCGGCTGCGCGATCGGTTGCGTCACCACGCGGTAGCACACCTTGGCGATCCCGATGCCGGCCCACGCGAGCACGTCGAACAAGACTTCATCGGTCAAGCGGACGCCGTTGATGCCGTCGCGCCCGAGATACCAGTTCAACACGGCTTGCTTGAGCGACACCGTGTCTTCCGCCGTGGGCGGGGGCGCGCCGCCCGGCAGGCCGATCGGGCCGCCACTCGGGAGCCCGCCCCCAGCAGGCGGCCCCCCGCCCAGCGCACCAGGCACGGGTGGGGCACCCGCGGGCGGCGGCGGTTGTGGCGGCGGGGGACCGGGCACGGGCGGCGCCCCCATCGGTGGCGGCCCCGGCGGCGCGGGCGCCGGCAACGGGAGTTGGTCCGTCGCGGGGCCGCGCGGCGTCAAGATCATCTCGGGCGAGCGATAGAACAACTGGCCGATTTTGCTATGCACATTCCGAAAGTGGAGCATGACCTTGAGGAGCACCGGGCCGTCCTTGACGGTCGGGAGATACGAACGGAGCAGGACATCCCACGCCTGCTCGGTGTGCTTGCGACGATCGGTCGCTTGCTGAATGCGCGTCTGCCACTGGCCGCGCTCTTCCTCCGTCATCGGGATGGTGACGAGATTTTGTCCAGGGCCGCCCTGCGGCATCAACGCGCCGCTGCCGCTCTCGTTGTGCAGCTCGCCGTCCAGTTTCGCGATCCCGAGCGAGCCGCTATCGCCGCCGGGGGAGCTGCCGGAATTGGCCAGAGGGGGGTACATTACGCGGCGGCTCCGTCAGGCGGGTCCGTGCGCGCCTGGGTGATTTGGGCGTACGTGCGGCCGAGCGCCTGTTCGCAGCGCGCGATGATCGCGTGCCAGTCGGCGTCGCTCTCCGCATGTTCGATCAAGAAACACACGAGGTCTTCGACGTCGGCGGTGCGGAGCGCGACGACGGGGGCGCCATCCGGCGCGCGCAGTGCGGCATGACAGACGCGACAGCGCAACGTCGCGACGCCGTCGAGATACGTGTCGCCGCTCATCACAGCACCTCGCCGGGCGCGCGGCGCGTCGTTCCACGCCACTCGTTGATCAGGGCGCGCGGCGAATCGGGCGGCACCGGCGTGGGGAGCGGTTTCAGCACCCGTGGCGACGGCCGCGCCATCAGGCCGCTGCGAATCGCGTGCGCGGCTTGATCCTCTTGCCCGGCCGCCAAGTCTTCCGGATGGTCTTCATCTTCGACCAGCGAGGCCAGCGTGCGGATGGCGAAGGCGCAGCGTGGATGGATCAGCAACCACGGCGAGCCATCGGGCGCGATCTGGAGCCAGTGCCGCACGCGGCCCCAGCCCTGCACCGGGTCGGTGTCATCGCACCAGACCGGCAGGCCCGCCCGCGCGAACGTCGCCGCGTACGATTCGCCAGTGCCCGCGCCTTTCTCCATTTCCGCGTGGCCGACCGTGCGCCCGAGCACGCCGTGCAATTCGTCACGGATGAAGGCCGACTGCCGGCGGATCTCGCTCGCGACCGAGGCGGCGACGCGTTTCGGTTCAAAGAGTAATTC